CGACAGCTGAAAGCGGAGAACGCGGAGCTGGCCCGGCAGGTGGCAGGGGAACAGCGCCGGGCAGACCGGGCCGAGCGGCAGCTCATTTTCCAGGAAAACGACATCCTGGAATGGGAGCAGGAGAACCAGCGCAAGGCAGAAGCCTGGCAGCAGCAACAGGCCCAGCAGAATGCAATTGCCATTGAGGTGGCACGGCAGCAGCGGGATGAGGACATTGCCGTGGCCAAGGCACTGGCGGAAAAGCGGGTGCAGAAAGCCCGGGAGGGACGCCAGAAAGACGAGCTCCGGCGGAGCATCCAGCGGAACGCGGCCCAGTTGAACCAGATGGTGCTGAGGCCTGCACCGGGCAAGTATGTGCAGAAGAGCCTCATCGTGCAGGCAGCAGAGGTGGCAAAGCTGGCCGACCTGACTGTGATGAACCTTAAGGCCGTGCAGAGGCTGGAAGCCCTGCGCACCAGCATCCAGGTGGCACAGGGCACCGAGGGCAGCGCCAGCGGCGTGAGCGTGGACTGGGAGCAGAGCGGTGTGGTGAAGCTGATCGACACACTGGAAATGGACCTGAAGGCGACCAAGCAGGCACAGCTGGACCGTCTGAACAAACAGATGGCCGAGGCCAGGGCCCTGCCAGACAGCGAAAAGGCCCGGGCCTTGCAGGACCGTTTGCAGCAGCGGATCAACGAGACGGAAAACCGGGTATACCTGCCCATGACCGTGGACCAGATGCGGATGCTGAAAGCCATCACGGCCAGCACGCTGCATGTGATCCGGACGGCCAACAAGACCCTGAGCCTGGAAAAGGCGAAAGAGGTGGACGCCATGGCCATGAACGCGGCCCACGAGGTGCTGGACGCCAAGGGCAGCGAGCCGGGCGAGAAATGGGCCGGGCTGCGCAAGGCGGCGACCCGGTACAACCTGGACATGCTGGGCGGCGTGCGAGTGTTCCGGATGCTGGGCGGCTATGCGAAGAACAGCCAGATGGAACAGATGGCCACCATGCTGAACGAGGGCCAGCGCAGGCAGACGAAGATCCTGGTGGAGGGCGAGGCCCTGTTTGACAACGTGACGGGCAAAGCCAACGTGAAGAACATGGAGCAGTTTGCGGGCCCAGGCGCGGAGCTGGTAGACGTGGGACTGAAAGACACCAAGGGCACCGCGGTGCCCCTGACCCACGCCCAGCTGTGCAGCCTGTACATGCACCTGAAAAATGCGGACAGCCGGAACCACCTGCTGACAGGCGGCCTGACCCTGCCGGACGCGAAGCTCTACCACAAAGGCGACATCGAGGCGGCCTACCAGAAAGGCCAGACCGTGATGCTGGGCAGCCTGCTGAACGCCGACGGCACCCCGATGGCGGACACCATTGTGCAGACCGTCGAAAAGACTATGACCGATTACGACCGGGCATGGTGCAAGGACATGGAAGACTTCTTTGGGCGGTACACCACCAATCTCATCAACGAGACCAGCATGAAGCTGCTGGGCTACCAGCGGGCCACCGTGAAGAACTATTACCCCATTGCGGTGGACAAGACCCAGCTGGCAACCCAGATCGAGGGCTTGAAGCTGGATGCCACCATCGAGGGGCGCAGCTTCTTGAAAAACCGTGTGAAGAGCAGCCAGCCCATCCTGCTGGAAGAGTGCAACAATGTGGTGCAGCGCTCCCTGCGGGATACGGCGGCCTACGCGGGCCTGGCAGCGCCCATCCGGGACGTGCAGAAGATCCTGAACAGCACGGTGGAGACCGAGGCGGGCATCGGCGTGCTGAAAAACAAGATCATCAAAGAGCACTGGGGCTCCGGCGCGACGGATTACATCGACGAGCTGCTGACCGACCTGCAGACCCCGGGCCGGAAAGCCCGGAAGAGCAGCATGACGGCCCTGGGCAGGCTGCGCGGCAACTATGCCGGAGCCATCCTGACGCTGAACCCGGGCGTGGCCATTGCACAGGCAGCCTCTCTGCCCACGGCAGGCGCAGTGCTGGGGGCAGATACCATGGCAGCGGTGCTGCCCTTTGTGAAGAACTTTCCCAGGAAACAGCGGGCCGCGCTGGAAGCAGAAATCAGCCAGCACGGAGATGTGCTGCTGCGCTACCGCAAGCGGGGCAGCCAGGGAAACGAGCTGAGCAGCATCGGCCGGAACCTGAGCATGCTGGAAAAAGGAATGGACCGGGCACCCAAGTGGCTGACAGGCTGGATCAATGGAATGGATGAAGTGACCGTGGCGGCTCTGTGGGAGGGCGCAAAGCGATATGTGGAACGCCATGCAGAGGAGTTTGACCTCTCACCTGCGCAGTCCGCCGATGGCGGCGCTGCTGGGAGCTCCCCTGACAGGGGAGCCGAGAGTAGAAGAAGTGAGGCCTACTGGGATGCGGTCAACAAGATGTACCAGAGGGTCATCGAGGAGACGCAGCCCAACTACACCACCATGCAGCGGGCAGGCATCCAGCGCAGCGACAGCGAGCTGGTGAAGACGCTGACCATGTTCACGACCCAGCGCTTCCAGAACTACGGCATCCTGGCGGATGCGGTGGGCGACTACCAGGCACAGCGGGCACGGTACAAGACCGAAGCCAGCGACGAAAACCGGGCCGAAGTACAGCGGGCCGGAAAACAGCTGAACCGGGCCGTGGCCAGCCAGATCGTGCAGACGGCTGTGTTTGCCCTGATGAAAATTGGCGCGGACTTCCTGCTCCACCGCTGGGACCGGGAGCAGGACGAGAACGGCGACGTGACCGCCCAGAGCCTGCTGAGACGGTTCACCGACCTGTTTGCCGGGAGTGCTGCGGGCAACTTCCTCTACGGCTCCGAGGCATACAACCTGGTGAGCAACGTGGCGGGCGGCAAGGATTACGATGTGGTGAGCGCGGCGAACCTGAGCGCCATCAACGACCTGGGAACGGCAGCCATGCGGTTTTACAAAGTGCTGGCCGCTGATACCAGCGAGATGGACGAAGAGAAGCTGACCGCCTACCACGAAAAGGTGCGGCGCCAGGCCATGGCCCTGATGATGGACGGGCTGGAACTGCAGGGGCTCCCGGCCGGAAATGCCGAAAAGCTGTGGAATGCCGCCGAAGCCTGGGGCGGGAACCTGCTGTACGCAGTGACCGACGGGAAGACGGGGGAAAAGCTGAGCTTCCACTCCCTGCCTGCCTCTGCCACAGGCCAGTATGACCGCCTCTATAACGCCATCCGGAATGGCGACACAGAGGAAGCGGCAGCTGCCCGGGCCAAGTTGGAAGCCATGGGCAAGGACGACAAAACAATTTACAGCCAGCTCAAGACCCGGATGAAAAAGTACGACGACACCATCCAGAGAGCGGCCAAAGCCCAGGTGGCCGGAGACGATGCCACCCGGCAGCAGCTGACCCGGGACATGGTGTTGGGACTGTACGAGACGCTGGGCATTGACCGGACAGATAAGGCCGATGCAGCCAAGCGGGAGCAGGTGATCGACCTGGTGACCGGAGCCATCACCGACGTAGCCAACGCCCAACTGAAAGGCGGCCGGGCCGGGCTGTACGATGACCTTTCCGACGCACTGGACTCTGGCCGGGTGAAAGACGTACAGGACGAACTCAACCGCCTGATGACTGCGGGCAAGAAAGCCGACGACTTAAAGAGCAAAGTGACAGAGCTGGTGAAACCGGTGTACCTGGCAGGCAATGACCACGACAGGGCACAGATGGAGGCCATGCTGCTGAAACTGGAAGACGACAGCGGCGGCAAGCTGTACGAGAGAAAGACCTTTGAGCAGTGGGTGAAGCAGGCCAAGAAAAAGGAGGAACAGGCCGAAAAGACCACAGACGAGTGGGCAGGGCTGAGATAGCCCTCTCACCGCTTCCGTCCGCCTGCGGCGGCGCGTTGCGGAGCTCTCCCAATGGGAGAGCCATGACCATAATGAAGTACAAAAAGGGAGGCACCCGGCGGGGGTGCCTCCCTTTTGTGCGGCCAGAGGGGATTTTGCAAATGTCCGCAGTATTTTTGTGGGGAGAAGTGTGATAGGCTGGGGGAAAGAAGAAATTTGTGGGAGCGCCAGGAATTAAGGAAGAGAAATATGAGCGAAGTGGTAATCAAAATCCGAAAATTGCAGGACAACGGCTCGACGTTCCGGGCGAACCCGGAGACGCTGTACCTGGGCGGCATTGGCTCGGCGCAGGTGGACCGGCTGCGGTTTGAGCTGCCGAAAGAGTGGGAAGACTGCGCTGTGACGCTGCATGTGCAGCGGATGAGCGGGGCCCTGCCCACACCGCAGGTACTGGACTATGAGAACAGCGCCCCGGTGACCAAGAACTGGACGGCGGAAAAGAGGGGCCTGTGGATGCTCTCGGCCATTGGCGGGGACGGATATCGGGCTATGACGAAACCGGCCAGATACGAGTGCTACGAGACACTGGAGACCACGGGCGAGGAAGACATCCCGCAATCCATGTACGAGAAGTTTGTGGAGACCATCCGGGGAGATGCCAAGAACGCCCGGAAGAGTGCTGCTGAGGCCAAGGCCAGCGAAGAAACAGCCGCGGCCAGTGCCGGCGCTGCGGCAGACAGCGCGGCGAAGAGCGAGGACGCGGCACAGCGGGCCAAAGCCAGTGCGGAAGAGAGCGCAGTCAGTGCTGAGAAAAGCGCGGCCAGCGAGAATGCCGCCAAAAAGTACAGCGAGAGCGCCAAGGATGCCATTGCGAACGCCAAGAAAGACTACAGCGGCGGATACCTGAAAACCTACGACCTGACGGCGGTGCAGGCAGACTGGAAGCCGCTGGACCCAGCCCGGGGGCCCTATCACTACTCCTGCGACATCCCGGTGGAAGAACTGACAGATCAGTTTTCGCCCTTTGCAGCCACGGGGCTGGAAAGCTATGCGGCGGCGGTGGCAGCGGGTGTGGCCAACGCTGTGGAGACACGGAACGGAGCGCTGCGGCTGTTTGCCATGCGGGTGCCCGCAGCAGATATTGACCTGGTGCTGACGCTGTTTGGCGTGGGCACCCTGAGCTATGAGCTGACCCTGCCGGTGACGGATTGGAAGCAGATGGAGGCCCCGGTGGGGCCGAACCGCTACTGCTGCGACGTACCGGTGGCAGGGTGTCTGGCCACGCTGACCCCACTGGCGACGACGGGGCTGGAAAACTTTGAAGCGGCCACCCCGGCGGGGCTGGCCAGCGTGGTGGAGACCTACGACGGGTTTGTGCGGTTCTACGCGGTGCGGCAGCCGGAGGCGAACATTGACGTGATCCTGATGCTGCTGCGGAAAGAAGAGCCGGTGAACCGCCCGGCGACACGGACAGAGCTGGGCCTTGTGAAAATCGGCGATGGCATGGACGTGGACAGTGGCGGCGGAATCTCGACGCGGGCGGCGACGGACGAAGAGTTTGAGGATATGATGGAGGCGCTGTTCCATGGCAGATGAAGTGATTTTAGCAAAACTGAGCCAGCTGCGGGCGCTGGGGGAGAAATTTAATCAGGTGACTGGGGAACTGACACAGCAGATCGGGGCGCTGGAAGAGGCCGGAGGGCAGGCCAATGTGCTGGAACGGCTAAAAGTGAACGGCCAGCTCCTGACGCCGGATGAGAACAAGACGGTGGACATCCCTGTGCCCACTCGGGTGGGGCAGCTGGAAAACGACGCGGGATACCAGGAGAACGTACTGGAAAAAATCTGTGTGAACGGCGCGGAGCAGAACATCCAGGACGGAAAGGGCGTAGACCTGTTTGTGCCCACCAAGGTCAGCGACCTTGTGAACGACGACCAGTACTACACCGAGGACGAGATGAACGCAAAGCTGCGGGAGAAAGTGGGCGTTTCCTTTGACGGCAGCGAACCGCCCAGAAACACGCGGCTCTGGGTGGCAGTAGACCCGGCAGCGGATACCGAACCGGAAGAAGAGCTCAGCACCCAGAGCAGCCAGGACCGATACGATTTTACGATCCTATAACAGAAAAGGGGTAAAGATATGGCAACAAGTGTAAAAAATGCAATTGTGCGGGCACTGGTGGAGGGCGTGATCATCGACCTGATGCTCAAGACCAACACCGACAATGTGGTGCTGGACGATAACGGTACCGAGGTGACGCTCTCGGCTAAGCTGGCGGAATACATTGCGGCCCTGAACGGCAAGGCGACCCCGGAGGACATCACGAATGCCCTGAACAGCTACGTGAAGAAAGACGGCAGCAAGGTGCTCTCCACTAACGACTTTACCACGGACCTGCTGAACAAGCTGAACGGCATTGCGGCAGGGGCCCAGGTGAACAAGATCGAGACCATCAAGGTGAACGGCACGGTGCAGACGATTGCCTCCGACAAGAGTGTGAACATTACCGTGCCCACCAAGGTGAGCCAGCTGACCAACGACAGCTCCTACCAGACCAAGAGCCAGGTGGACACGGCGGTGGCAGCAGGCGTGGCGAACAGCAAGCACGCCAGCTTCAAGAAAGCCAGCAGTGTGCCGGCCGTGGCGGATGCCAAAGAGAACATCCTGTATCTGGTGTGGAACAGCACGACCAGACATTATGACATTTACGCCAAAGTGGAAGACAGCAGCGGAAATTTCAAAATGGAGCAGCTGGACGACACCACGGTGGACCTTTCCGGCTATGTCCAGAAAGTTTCCGGCAAGGGACTTTCCACCAACGACTTTACCGCTGCTTACAAGACGAAGCTGGACGGCATTGCAACGGGGGCCAACAAGTACACCCACCCGAGCTACACGGCACAGAGTTCCGGCTTTTGGAAAGTCACCGTGGATGCAACGGGCCATGTGAGTGCTGTGACGGCTGTGACGAAAGCGGACATCACGAACCTGGGCATCCCCTCGACCAATACGACCTATGCAGACGCGACCCAGAGCGCCCATGGCCTGATGACCGCAGCGGACAAAAAGAAGCTGGACGGGATCGCCAGCGGTGCCCAGGTGAACAAGATCGAGACCATCAAGGTGAACGGCACGGCCCAGACCGTTACCAGCAAGGGGGTAAACATTGCCATGCCGGTGATCTACGCCCAGGCCAGTGAACCGACGGGCCTGAAAGCGGGCGACCTGTGGTTCCAGATCCTTTAAGAGGCCGGAAAGGAGGAGAGCTCTTTGGCGACGACAGAAGCAAAGGTCCTGATGACCTGTAAGGACGCAAGCGGCAACAAGATGCTGCTTTACCCGGCCACCAAAGCGGAGCAGGTAGACGGGCTGGGGACGGCCGCCGTGAAAGACACCGGAGATTTTGCAGCATCCAGCCACAACCACGATGGCCGCTACTACACCGAGAGCGAGATGAACACGAAGCTCAACGGAAAGGCCAACAGCAGCCACACCCACAACTATGCGGGTTCAGGCTCGGCAGGCGGCACGGCGAACAGCGTGAACGGCTTTACCTTTGGGGTGCAGACCAGCGACCCGGGGGCGGGAAGCAGCCTGACGACGAACAAATTTTTGTTTGTGTATGAGTAAGAGCGCTATTTCGTTAAGACCCCTCAGGCGCTTTGCGCCAGCTCCCCTTGAAAGGG